AGATTTCCTATGGCTCTGCGAAACTTTGGCTTTTAGTTTGGATAGTCTTAGAGCATGAAGATTGAGACGGTTGTGATTGACAGTTTGGATTTAGATCCTCGGAATGCTCGTAAGCATGATGCTAAAAACTTGAAGGCGATTGCTGATTCGCTTGAGCAGTTTGGGCAAAGGAAGCCGATTGTTGTTTGGGGTAAGACTGTTGTTGCAGGTAATGGCACTATGGCTGCAGCTAGAAGTTTGGGTTGGAGTGAGATAAGTATTGCGAGAGTTCCTGATGACTGGAGTGCAGATCAGGTGAAGGCTTATGCGTTGGCTGATAATCGTTCGGCTGAGTTGGCGGTTTGGGATGAGCAGATTTTGACTAGTCAGTTGCTTGAACTGCAACAGGCTGAGTTTGACATTGAGTTACTTGGCTTTGAGTTGCCTGTTGATGAGTTGCAGGATGTTATTGAAGATGAAATACCTGAACAAGTTGAACCTAAATCTAAATTAGGAGATGTTTGGAAGTTAGGCAGACATAGACTGATGTGCGGTGACTCAACTAGCATTACTGATGTCGACTTACTGACTCTAAATCAAAAATGTGACATGGCTTTTACCGACCCTCCTTATGGGGTTGCCTATACAGGTGGCATTCAATTTACTGGTAAAGCTACTGGTAAGGCTGTTTTTAATAATCGGCAGATGATTGAAAATGATGATGTGGATTTGTATGAAGATGTAGTCAAAATGCTTTCTTTGAAAGTTAATGGAGCTTGTTACATTTGGTTCAGCGATTCTAATCTTTTATCTTTGTATTCGGCAGCTAAGAAGTTTGGTGATATTCACGCTTTGATTCTTTGGGTAAAGAATGGGGGTTATAGTGCTATGAACGCCAACTACAAACAAAAACACGAGCCTTGTTTGTATTGGAAACCCAAAAATACTACTTTGAAATTTGTTGGATCTACTAATGAAACAACTATCTGGGAAATAAATAAAGATGGTAAAAATAAACTTCATCCAACTCAGAAACCTGTCGAGTTAGCATATAAGGCTATAACTAATCATGATGCTAAAACTGTGCTTGATTTGTTTGGTGGTTCGGGTTCGACTTTGATTGCTTGTGAGCAGACTGATAGGACTTGTTTCATGATGGAGTTAGATTCTAAGTATGTTGATGTGATTATTGCTCGTTGGGAGAAACTTACAGGTCAGACTGCTGAACTGATTGAGGCCTAGTTATGCCTAATGGGAGACCTCCTAAGCCGACTGAGGTGAAACGGAAACTTGGTAATCCTGGTGGTAGGAAGTTACCTAATCAGTCTGAGATTCAAATGTTTGAGCCTGTGTCCGCGTTGCCTGAACCTGCTCGGCCGTTGTTGAAGTATGGCAGGGAGTTTTGGGACAAGGTTTGGTTGAATGGTTTGCAGTGGATTAGCGTGAACACTGATTCGGAGTTGTTGTTGATGACTTGTGAGCTTGTTGATGAGCGTTGGAATTTGCGTGTGAGGGTTATGCAGTCTAATGATTGGCGTGAGCGTAGAGCGTTGAGAGAGTTAGATGATCGTATTATCAGGAACTTGTCGTTGATGGGTTTCACGCCTGCGGATAGAAGTCGTTTGGGTGTTGCTGAGGTGAAGGCTATTAGCAAGATGGAAGCGTTGAAGCGTAGGGCTGATGAACGCAATAGGTAGTTCGTGGCCTCCTGCTCTTGTGACACCTAGCAAACTTGAGTTTGGTTCTAGAGGTTTGGATGCTGTCGATTTTATAAATACTTTTGTCACTTTGACTAAGGATTCTGTTGCAGGTAACACTGGCGAGAGCATTCGACTTCGGCCTTGGCAGGAGCAGTTGTTGACTGAGACTCTTGAACTTGATGAGCAGGGTTTGTTTAAGAAGCGTACGGCTTTGTGGGGTAAGGCTCGCAAGAATGGTAAGTCTGCTTTGATGACAGGCCTTGGACTCTGGTTTTTATTTGATGGCGATGATGGTGGTGAGGTTTATTCTTGTGCAGCTGAGAAGGAACAGGCTCGAATAACTTTTGGTGATGCACGGAAGATTATTGAGCGTGAACCTGAACTTGCTTCGATATGCAACATTTACAGGGATGTGATTGAAGTTCCTGCGACAGGGAGCGTTTGGCGTGTGCTTTCAGCTGAGGCTTACTCTAAGGAGGGTTTGAATGCTTCGGCAGTTATTTTCGATGAGGTTCATGCTTTGCCTAATCGTGAGCTGTGGGATGTTATGCAGTTGTCAATGGCTTCTCGTAAACAGCCGATGATGTTGGCGACAACTACTTGTGGAGTTAAGACTGATGCGACAGGTCAGGATTCAACTGCCTATCAGTTGTATCAGTACGGGCAGAAGGTTGCTCGAGGTGAGATTGTTGACCCGAGTTTTTATATGGCTTGGTGGGAGGCACCTTTGGATGCAGATCATAAGTTGGAAAGCACATGGATTGCAGCTAATCCAGGCTACGGCGATTTGAACTCTAAAGCAGATTTTGAGTCGATGGTGAAGAGGACACCTGAGGCGGAGTTTCGGACTAAGCGTTGCAATCAATGGGTGAGCAGTCAGAATAGTTGGTTGCCTGCAGGTGTTTGGGAGTCCTTGCAGGCTGAGGTTGTTGTCGATGATTTTGCTGATGTTGTTTTGGGTGTGGATGGTTCGTTCAATGGTGACACTACTGCGATTGTCGCTGTAACTGTCCCTAAGTCTGCTACTGAGAAACCTCATGTTTGGTTGGTGAAGGCTTGGGAGAAACAAGCTAGTGATGCTGATGATTGGAGGGTTGACACTCTTGAGGTTGAGCAGACCATTGTCGAGTTTGCTCAAAAACATCCGAACACTAAAGAGATTGCGTTTGACCCTTTTAGGTGGCAGAGAACTATGCAGGCCCTAATGGATTTGGGTTTGCCTGTCGTTGAATACCCTTCTACTTCTGCTCGAAGGATGGTGGCAGGTTGTGCGAAGGTTTATGACTCGGTGACTGAGGCAACTTTGACTCATGATGGTGATGCGTTGCTTGCTCGACATATCGATAACTGCAAACTGAAGATAGATAATTTGGGACCTCGTATTGTCAAAGAGTCTCGTGCGAGTTCAAGAAGGATTGACGCTGCGGTTGCTTTTGTTATCGCCTATGACAGAGCGACAAGTAAACTAGAAACGATGGCGTTGCCAGAGTTTTTCTTCTAGTGAGGATGCGTTTGTTACCTACGATTTTGCAGGCTGTTGGTGTTGCGGTTATTTCGGTTGCTGCAGGTTTGGTTTTTGTTCCTGCAGGTGTGTTGTTGGCTGGTGTTGGTGTGTTGTTGTTTGGGCTTGCTTTGGATAAGGGCGGTAAGTGATGCTTCGTAATCTTGGCGGTGGCGAGAATCGTGCTATCAGTTTTCAAACTATTTGGGGTGCAGGTGATCTTAGTACTTTTGAAACTCAGGCTGGTTCGTTTATTGACTATACGACTGCTCTGCAAATCAACAGCGTTTGGGCGTGTGTATCCCTAATCTCTGACACGATTTCAGCGTTACCTGTTGACACATTTATTCGCAAGGATGGTATTGCGTTTCCGTATCGGCCTAGACCTGCTTGGGTGAGCAGACCTGATGCGATGATAAATTCGACTACTTTTTGGCAGCAGACAATGATTAGTTTGTTGTTGGATGGTAATGCGTTTATACGAATTTTCCGTGACCCTATTACAGGACAGATTTTGTCGATGATGGTGTTAGATCCCATGAAGGTTGCCGTCTCTCGTAGAGCTAATGGAACTAAGCGTTACACCTACACTGGCGAGGATGGCAAAGAGTTATCTAGCGATGACATTCTGCACATCACAGGAAGCATTGTGTTGCCTGGCAGTATTCGAGGTAAGTCAACTGTTGATTCTTTGAAAGAGAATTTGGGTTTGTCGATGTCGCTTGAAAGTTTCGCTGCTCGTTTCTTTGGGAGCGGCACTCAAACCTCGGGTATTATCGAATATCCTGGAGCGTTGAGCGCAGAACAGGCCGAGAACTTGTCAAAGAGTTTCGATAGGGCTCATAAGGGTTATCGTAAGGCACATAAGACAGGTATTCTTTCGGGCGGTGCAACTTTTAAGCCGACTGCTGTTGCTAACGATCAGGCTCAAATGTTGGATTCTCGTAGGCTTGCTGTTGAGGATGTTGCACGCATGTTCCGTGTTCCTTCGTTCATGGTTGGTTTGAATGAGCGTGGCAGTCAGAGTTATGGTTCTAACGAGCAGAACGCTATCTCGTTTGTCACACATACGCTTCGACCTTGGCTTGCGAAGTTGGAGGATGCGTTTAGTGCGTTGCTTCCCGACACCGCTTATCTTGCTTTCAACACTGACGATTTGTTGCGTGGAGATTATGCGAGTCGCATTGAGGGTTATGCGAAGATGCTTCAGAATGGTGTTATGTCAACTAATGAGGTTAGGCGTAAGGAAAACATGCGACCGATTGAGGGTGGCGATGTTGTTCGTGTTCCTTTGACGAATGTGAATATTGCTGCTGCTTCGTTGAATGAGGATGAGACTAAGGTTGCGATGGCTCAGAAACTTATTGGACTGGGTTTCGTGCCTGAGGATGTTCTCGTTTCTTTGGGACTTGCACCTATCGCTCATACTGGTTTGCCTACCGTTCAGCTACAAAATCCGACTACTATCCCTCAGGGTAGTTATGAAACAGGAGAATAAATAATGCCAACAACTCAAACCGCTATATCTGTTGGTACTACACTCGTTCAGGTTGTTGCTCCTGACATCATGGCTCAGAGGGTAACTTTACATAATCTGGAGACTGTTGCTTCTCGACAGATTTGGATTGGTGGTTCGACTCTAGTTCAAGGCCAGTCTGTTCACGTTAACTCTGCAACTATTTTGCAGTTGACTATTGAACCTGGCGATGCTTTGTTTGCTGTGACTACTTCGGGAACTTATAGCCTTGGTGTGATTGTTCAGAAACAGGACTAATGCCATATTTTATTTCTAAATCCGCTAAAGGGTGGGACACGGTGAAACAGGATGGAACTGTTTTGGGTAGTCATTCTGATAAGAAGAAGGCTATCGCTCAGATGGTTGCTTTGAGTTTGGCGGAGAAGATTCCTGTGGGTGGAGAGCGAGCCGTTGATGCAGGCACTTATTCGCCTCCAGCAGGTGTTGCGGTTGCAGCTAAGAGGGCTTTGCAGTGGATTGAACAGGGTTTGGCTGGTTCTGGGTTTACTGCTGTTGGTAGGGCTAGGGCTGTTCAGTTGGCTTCGGGTAGAGATGTTTCAGCAGATGTTGTGAACCGTATGATCTCTTATTTTGCTCGCCATGAGGTTGATAAGCAGGCTACAGGTTTCAATAGTGGGGAAGATGGTTTCCCAAGTGCAGGCAGAGTTGCTTGGGATGCTTGGGGTGGAGATGCAGGTCAGAGTTGGGTA